ACAGTGGCATCATTTGATATTTCTACAATAGCTGGACATAAAGCACTTGTATTATCTTGTGTCAATGTATTACCAAATAGATTGATTCTTGAAAAACCACCCATTTTAATAAATTGAACAGGAGCAGCGAATGCAGGATTATTATTCATACCACAGCTAATAAGATTGACGGAACCGCCACTTGATAAAATACCAATCGTATCACTTACATAAAATTGTGAATGTTGAATATTTGTGTCTCCTTTGATCCCTGAACCAGTATTGGAAGTTAGGAGACAATTTTTTCCAAATGGTGCAACAAATATCATATTCGAAAGATTGGTTGTATTAGAATTCGCAGTTGAATTTCTAACCTCAACCGTGCCGTTTAGTTGGATTCCATCCATTCCACATGCTACAAGATTTAATGAATTTGAAACAGAAACATCAAATGTTACATTTCCATTTATAACTGTAGAATTTGGCATATTTGCAGATGCTCCAACGATTGAAACACCGCCTCCATTTTTTGTGATACTGACATTCTCTGAATACGACCCAGCACTTAAATTTATAACGACATTAACATCGATACCTAAAGCATTAACAACAGTCATCATAGATGCAATAGTTTGTTTAGGATTATAAATAGTCCCATCGTTAGCATCATTACCACTTATTGAACTAACATAATAATTGTATAAATTTTGAGTTGTAGATACAACACCTGTTGCACCAGTATCACCTTTCGATCCTGTATCACCTTTCAATCCTGTATCACCTTTCAATCCTGTATCACCTTTATCGCCTGTATCGCCTTTTGATCCTGTATCACCTTTATCGCCAGTATCGCCTTTCGATCCTGTATCACCTTTATCGCCAGTATCGCCTTTCGATCCTGTATCGCCTTTATCGCCTGTATCGCCTTTCGATCCTGTATCGCCTTTCGATCCTGTATCACCTTTATCACCTGTATCACCTTTTAATCCTGTATCACCCGTATCACCTTTGGGACCAGTGTCGCCAGTATCACCTTTAAGACCTGTAGGACCTGTTGGACCTTGTGGACCAGTAGGACCTTGTGGACCAGTAGGACCAACTGATCCTGCAGAAGCAGCAACCCATGCTGATCCATTCCACCATAAAGGGGAGTTAGCAGTAGTTAAATAGAACTGTTCCCCAATAATACCTGTTGTAGGTAGTCCGCTACCATTTTGAGTAGTTTGCACTAAATTTCCATTATAATAAACTTTATTATCGAATAAATATCTACTTGCTCCAGTAAAATTGGTTCGTTGACCAATACCATTATCAATTAAAAAGTCTCCTCCACCTTCAACATATAATTTTACATTATTAACTTTATCATTATTAATAGTCAAAAATCCTTTATTAACTATAAAATTATTATCTGTTTGTATGTTTCCATTGCTGCTGCTGATATATCCAACTCCATTATCGTCAACTGATAAATCTAATGATTGTTCATCATTATTAACATGAAAATATGACACTTGATTAATATCATCGTATGTAAATTCTAAATTAGCATTTGCAACTGCACCATCTTCTATTCCGTCAGTTGTAAGAACAAGACCAGTCGATAGTGGAACAGATCCACTGTTGGTATTAGTCCACGTGTTAGCATTTGTTAAGTTATCAATTTCTGTCTGAACGTCTAAACCATTTAAATTTAAACTATATGCTGATAATTTATAATAACTGTTATTACTTGTTAAATTTGATGACATATAATATTATAATTAGATATTATTATATTGTTATTTTATTGTAAATAAATTCGATTTATTGGTTGTGATGAATTAAATGGATTTGACGGTGTTGATTGATTAGGAGAAGGAGGAGGAGGTGTTGATTGCACCATTGATAAAGGAGGATTATAAGCACTTAACCATATTTGAGTCACTGCTAACCGTTTTGAAATATTTAATACTCCAAAATATTGTCCTGATACCGGAATTTCTAAAGCATTACTTGATCTAATTATATTATTTCCGTTTGGTTGTCCTGTGACTGAGATTGTGAAAAACTGTGATCCAATTGTTAAAGAAAGACCCGCCCCATAACTTTGAGGAAGATAACACAAAACATATAAATTATAAAAACCTGCTGAAATATTTATATCTACTTGAACTGGATATGTTTGATTAGAATCCAAATCAGGTTCTGTATAAAAACCAAAAAATTGGTCTGGATCTGCTGTTAAATTAACAGGTAGATCTATTAATTGATTCGCGAATATAGACCAAGATTTAGGGAACACTGAAAATTTATTATATTGTGATGGAACTATAATCCCTTTTTCATCAGTTTCTAAAAATCCACTATTAGGAAGATCTGTCATTTGAACTGAATAACATTTCGTTAAATAGTAGTTATTATCATTTAATAAAGCCATTATTATATAATTATAGAACTATATAATAATATTTTTGTTAATATTTATGTTTTTTATTAGCAGTGTGTATAATAATTTTTTATTTTTCTAAAATTTCATGGCCCCTTTTCTGGATTTCTTCATATGTTTACGTCCTCCGGTATTCCCCATACCTACAACATTAGCAGCTCCATGCATTGCAAGAGCTGACATTTCAGGTAGAGAGTTACCCATTCGGTGCATAGCTCCACCCATTACATCTTTTAGATGCTTACGATGAAAACGTGATTTTCTCATTTTATGAGCAAGACGAGATGAAGACATTAGTTTATGAAGTTTACCATAGAGACCATATCCAACAAGATCATGAGTATTCAAGCTGCTTGCGTGTCCGGTTGGAGCCATTCCTTTAAATGTGAGGTTATCTTCAACAGAAAGAGGGGCTGAGACGATACGACCATCATTGACCCCTTGCAATTGGACGATCTGAGGATAGCAGTAGCAAACATATAGAACCAATTGACTGGTATATGGTAGGGTATTTTTAAGTTGGACAGTGAAAGATGCATTAAATTTGAAGTTGGTGCCGGGGCTAAGACTGGTGCCGTCTGGAGCGCGAACATGTAAATCAGTGCCGAAATCAAGTTTAACAGGACCTGAAGCAGGATACATATATTTAGGGGCTCCATCCAACAGAGTTTTAAGAACTGGACGACCGGACCATTCAACAAATGATTTAGAACCACCATTATTTACATATGACTTCCATAACATTTGTGTAGTTGAATTATTCATTTGATTGACTGAGTTAATTTGAGCATTAACTTGAGAGATTGGGCAGAATGCATCTGTAAGCTGTGTCCCATGAATAGTATCTGCATCTTGACCAAATGTAAAACCTTGAGATGAATATAAAGATTCAGGATAAGTTGCAAAAATAAGAGCATAAGAAGGAACAGTATTAAGACTGACTACAGGAGTAGAGACAACCGCGGTTGCTTCAGGTAGAACACTGATTAAATTTGAATATCTGTCAATAACTGGAAGTTTATAATTTACAGTTGGGGGGAGTTGAAAATGAGAGCTAATAATATTGTAAGTAGTAAATTCCAAGACCGGCTGAGGGACAGAGGGGAAGTTAGGACCGAAACTGGGTTGAATGTTAGAAATTACGAGCTTACCATTATTAGTATTACGAGCAAAAGAAAGCAAACGAGTAGAGAGATTCGTGAGAGCGAAGTTGAAATTGACAGAATCTAAATGAGAAAGACCATTTTGACCTCCATTTACGCGAATATCTTGTAAAAGAGGAGACACAAATAGAGCAAAACGATAAGTGACAAGGATAGAAGCAGCAGTCGGAGTATTAGAAAGAATTTCAACATCAAAAGCTCCACGACCTACTTCAGAACCTGTATTATTATTATACAAACCCAATACAGATCTATTAGTGTAGAGGGCGTCATCATAATTTGCTACATTATCAATCATTTGATTGTCAATATTATTAAGTTGACGGGACCAGCTTGGCATGGGGGCGGACGCTTCAAGAGCACTGATTAAAATACCTGAATCACTTTGAAAAGAATACGAGGTCGAAGCTCCGAGATTAACAGTAGCAACGTTGATAGCTTTCAAAAAACTATTAGATCGACAGCCCCATTCTTGATCGACCAAAAGATTTGGAGTCCCAACGGCATTTTTTCTTGAGCCTGTTATATCAAATTTAACAGGACAATTAAGTATAATTACACGATCAAGAATTTGTGATAAAGCATTTGAAAGATTAATTTTAACAGAAATTAAAGATGAACTATAATTCTGGACAGGAATCTGTGAAAAAAAAGCCGAATCGACCTTATTATCAGTCGCTAAATAACTTGGTTTTGAAGTGAAATCAACTACAGGATCAATCATAGTGGCTATGGCTAAATTCGCGTTGCTCAAAATATTATATATAATACCATTCTATAATAAAAAATTTAATAACTAAATTAATAATTATTAAATTTTATAATCTATATATTTTATAATCTATTGTTTATTTTTCATCAATTCTATATGTTTATTTGTTTTATTATGTCGAATTATATCGGCATTTCTATAAACAGTTATTAGATGTCCACACTCACATTTTGTTTTTTCATTTAATTTTTCTAATCTTTCAGCATCGTTTAATTTCATTAATTCAATATGTTTCTCTGTTTCAATATGTCTCAATTTATGACTTTTATTTATTTCTAATCCACAATCACATATCATTTTTTCTCTTTGTTTTTCATTAATTACATCTTTATTTAATCTACGATATTCAATTAAATGAAGTCTATCTCGTTCTTTTGCATCTTCTTTGCTAATATATGCATTTTTATTATTAATACAAATATCTCTATTTTCATTGATATAATATTGTTCTCTTCCTCTTAATTCATCTTTAGAATTACACGGATATTGTTCTATTAATTCAATTCTAACATTGGGATATTCTAATATTTTTTTAGAATGACAGCATTGGTTTGCTTTATGTGATGCTAATCTTTGACTTAATTTTTGCACTGTAGATCCAATATAGATCTTATCAAAATTATCACATATAATTTTATAAATTTTTCCTTCCTGAAATTTATTTAATTCTCCCATTTGATAATATGTGTTATTATTAAATGTTTAAATAGGCATATTAATAGAAAACATATGTTTATAGAAGCATAGTCTTCTTTGAGTATAGAACTATTTTAAGTGAATTCTGTTGATTAGCAGACGATAAGAGAGGATTATATTGACCAAATACGTCTGACCAGAAGATAGATATAGTAAAATTACGTATAATATTACCCGAACCAAGACCAACAAGACGAGACTGAGCAATTGATGACGCGGTATATTGAACATAATTTCTATTATCTGCGAATTGATCTTGATCTACTAATAAATCAAAAAACACGTTTAGATTAGGTCTTGATATTGAACTAATACTATTATTATTTTGAGCTTCAAAAGGAATATTAGTAAAAGATGATTCAATTTCTGTTTTAACTGGGATATCAGTTATTGTGAATAATATTCTTTTAACAGGAGTCCAAATATTTAGTGAGTCTGTAGCAGCTGTCATTTTATAACGATTAATTGATCCAATTTGAACAGTATTATTATATAAATCATAACATAACATCAAATAATTTGTAGATGGCTCTTTATAATATACATTGGACGGACAGCCAAATAAATCACCACTGACATTATCTTGATAAAATGATATCTGAGGATATCCGCCATTCTGATCCCATAGAGTTTGAGGATAATTTAATGAAAATCTTTTTATAGACTGATCCCATGTATAAAATGGATATCTGGTATTATCAAGATTTACACCTAAAGGAATCAAATTAGCACAAAAAGTTTGAAATGTATTCTCAATACTATCATTGAATATTTTTAACATCCATGCAATATCATAAACATAGTAATATCCTTGAACTGATAAAAAATCTTGATTGCCTCCATTCTGTGATGGAGATTTAGGTGTTAAATCAATTACTTGAGATTGAAATATCACATTCTCTGTAAGTCCATATAATAAAACACTTGCAGTTGCATAGTATTCAAATCGAATTTTAAAAGGTGTTAAGTTTACATTAGTTTGAGTAATACCATTTACAATCGGACAAATAAAAGCCGGGATTGAACTTGTGCTAATTAAAGCGCGATTAAGAGATAAATAATATAAACTTGAGTCTAAAGCAATTGCGTCATCATTTTTAAAAACAATTTGTGATAATTGATTTGCTAAATTTTGTGAGCTATCAGAGTTTATACCTGTATTTACACTTACATTAATATATATCGGATCTGAAGTTGACATTATATAATATTATAATTAGATATTATTTATAATTTTTTTAATATAATTATAACATTTAATATTAAAAATAAGAATAAAGTGTATATAATAATAACTCCAAGTGAAAAAATTTCACTCAAGTGAAAGAAAAAACCAAACTTTTCTATATATAGCCCTTTTTACCCCCATATATGAGAAAGTTTGGTTTTTTCTTTCACTTGAGTGAAATTTTTTCACTTGAAGTTATTAAATAAAAAATATCTCCGCATTTCTTAAAATTTAATATTAAAAATAAGAATAAAGAATATAAATATAAATTATTATTGTATATTATACATATGAATTTTAATGAATGTTTTGTTAAACACTTCCCAGGATATACCATTTTAAATTATACTAAAAAATCAGAATCTGAAATAAATAATGGTATTTTATACTGTTTAATAGATGATAAATTATTAATATATATGAAAAGAAGTCCAAAAACTGAAGTATTTTTTTTAAAACTTGAAGAAACACATAAAATAAAAGACATTAAAATAATATGTATAAATAAGGATGATTATTATTATGTATCATGGGATTTAACAGATCGAGTAGAGATAACGGTTAAATATTTTAAAAATTCTATTAATAAAGATAAATGTTGTGTAGTTTGTTATGATGATTATGATGCAAATAATGGTATAACCTGTTCAATATGTAGTAATTGGTTATGTAATAGCTGTATGAACAGTCTAATAAGTAAAAAGTGTCCAATATGTAGAAGTAATGATTATATTCGATCAATTGGCTATAAAGATAATTAAATATTAATAATATCTAATGCATATATTATTAATGTTTAGACGTAAGGATTTTATTGAATTAGTCAATTATTTATCGAAGAAATATCATATGCAGGCCACCGGATCATATAAACGTAAAAAAGAATTTATTGGTGATCTTGATTTTTTGACCTATAATGATCCACAAAAAATATATGAAAATATAAAAAAAGACGCTAATATAAATTTGATTTCAAATGGTCCATTATATGTCCATTTTAAATTATGGGACCTTATAGATGTAAATATATGGAGAATGAATAAAGAAAATTCTATTTTTCAAAAATTAGGACATGATTATGATAAACAATTGCAAATTAGTTTAAGACGTAAAGCAAAAAATATGGGTTATAAATTAACATCTAATGGTTTATTTGATGAAAATAATAATCTAATGAAAGTGAAAAATATTGAAGATGTATTTAATATTTTAAATGTGAAATATAGATCTCCTCAAGTCGGCCATTTAAATATATAAAATCTAATTATATTATTTTATGTTTTTGTTGAATGATGTGTATGATGTGTATGATGTTTGTGATGATGATGTTTTTTTTCAGTTTTTATACAACAACTACTTTGAATATTATCACAACAATATACATCTTTGACTTTAACTTCAATTTTAGGGTCGTCATCTTTTTGAGCGCAGCAACACGGTATATTACCCATAATATAATAATATAATTATAATGTCAAAAAAAAACAATAATAATATATAATATAATATATAATGTCAGCAAATAAACCTAAAAAAATATACTATGGAGCACAAAGAGAGTTAAAAAAAACTGAGAGAAGACCGACTCAAGCTGAAGCATATGATGCACATCAAATTAGATATTGGGGATTAAACCAAATTAGTCAAGGATTAAAACAATTAGGCCTGCCACTACCAAAGAAATTAATGAAAGAGATTGAAAAATATAAGAATATGGATCTTATAAAAAATCCTGATAAAGTTGAAAAATATTTTAAATTTATAGATGATACAGAATCTAAATTAAAATTAGAAAAAGAAAGAATTCAAAAAGAGGAAGAGAGATTAATGAAAGAAAAAACACAGATATTAGAAGAAGATAAAATATTAAAAAATAATGCAGCCACTAAATTACAATCATTGATTAGAATGAGAAAAGCTAAGAAAGAATTGGAAGTATTAAAAGAAAATAAAAAAAAAAGTAAAGAAGAAAAAACATCTATATTTTTTACAAAAGGATCAGAACCAGCATACACTTTATTATATAAAATAATGAATCAATTTAATACTATAAGAAATGATCTTGAAAAAATTGAAAAAGATCCAAATTTAATGAAAAGCTATATGGATAATATAATGAACTTAATTAAAGAAATATATACATTAGATCTATCAAAAGATCTATCAAAAGAAGATAAAGATATAATTATTCCAATTATTGATGGTATATTTCAAAATAAATTTATGAAATTTGATGATAGACGTCGAATATTATATATATTAAATAATTTGGCACAATATGAAAGAGGGATTATGGATGTAAAAAAAGGATATATTGAAGATAAGGATAAAGCAGAATATGAAGAGTTTTATACGAAAGATTTAAATAATAAAATACGTCTATTTAATATAAATAGAAATGATTTACGTGAAGAATCAGATTCAATTATGAAACAGGTAGGGGGCTTTAATTTAGATAAAATAGGTGGATCAAGTGAAATTCAAGCACTCGCGTTCCCTAAAAAATATTATAATAAACAAAAAATTGTAGATTGGTTATACTCTCATAATATGGAGCCATTAAAAGCAGTTGATAAAACTACAAGACCTAATTTTTATAGAGTAAGAATTACTGAACCAAGAGACGAAATAGGAAGAGAAAAATATAAACACTATATTACAAAAATATTAAATGATGGTGTTGAATTAATTGTCGGCATAATATAACATATTTAAACATAAAAAAACATATATACTATAAAAAATGCCAGATTATTCTAAATCAAAAATTTATGCAGTTAAAAGTCCAAATATTGAAAAATGGTATTTAGGAGCAACTACCCAATCATTATGTCAAAGAATGACAGGGCATCGTATAAGAAAATCAACAAGATCACGAGAAATAATTGACGCAGGAGATGCATATATCGAATTAATCGAATTATTTCCATGTAATAATATAGATGAATTAACAAAAAGAGAAAGAGAATTAATACTTCAACATAAAGATCAATTAGTAAATATTACAATTCCACTAAGAACACGAAAAGAATATTATCATGATACAATAGAAAGACGCATTGAATTATCTAAAAAATATAAAGAAGATCATAAAGAAGATATAAAAAATTATAAATGTAAGCAATTAGAATATATAAGAGAATATATAAATAAAAATAAAGATAAAATAAATGAAAAGAGACGCGAATTATATGAAAAAAATAAAGAAGAAATAAATAGAAAACAAAGAGAATATAGAAAGAAAAAAAAAGAACAATCAAATGATATTTTAGAAGAATGAGTATAAAATAAAAAATTTATTTCTGATATATAGTATAATGGATTTGTTACCTGTCGAACCTATATCTAAAGAATTAGAACTGTCAGAAATGGATATTATGAAAAATAGATGTAATTTAGTTGAAAGTCAAATTAAAATTCTTCAAAAAATGGTCGATGATACAACAACTGAAAATAAAATGTTAAAAGACTTAGTTGAAAAATTATATATTATAGTCCAAGATTTAGAGGATACCATTAATGATTCAGAAAGTGAATCAGATGAGATTGAAGAAACAGTCGCAATACCATTAGAAATAAAAAAAAATTAATACATTATATCCAAAAATTATTATATAATACACTTATTATATAATAGTAATGGCAGCACATGGTTTATTATCAGAACAAAAGAATAAAAAAGAGTTATATAAAAATATTTTGAGAGTAAAGAGATATCCTGAAGATTATACATCTGATGAATCAAATGGAATCAAAAATATAACTTATAATCCTCAACAATTAGATTTGGATAAATTAATAAATGAAAAAAAAACACTCATAACATATGGTAGCGCTATTTTTAAAGGTAATATTGAAGCAGGAGATATTGATTTAATGCAATTAATACCAATAGATAAACATGCAGAAGCTTTACAATCAAAAATTAAACAATTTGATTATGATAGCGGTGATAATTCGTTATTTTTTATAGGTGATATTAAATGTGGTGTTGTCTCAAAATTTAAATCATTAAAGAAATATATTGGAACCTATCAAAATGGTAAGATAGTAGGATATGATTATGACGCTTGTAAATATTCTTTTAATTTGACACCTGATTTTAAAAATAATAATTTAGTCCTACCTCGTAAAATAGCATCTGTTGTTGATTTTATAAATTATTTGAAATGTTATGATTTAGCACATGAATTAATAACCAGACGTTGGCTACCTGAACAAATAATTGATGGTTATGTAGTTGATGATGATGGCACTGAATATAGTCTTAAACAGGCTTGTTATGATTCAGAATTAACAAAATTAGACACATTTTATTTTTTAAATAATAATTTCAAAGAGATTACGAATACACTATTTGATACTAAAAAAGAATATGATGCGAAAGTATTTGAAAATCAATTAATATTTAATATGTTAATTCAATATTTTGCAAAAGGTAAGCTTTTAAAAAGTATTAAACGATTATATGCACTTGTTAGGATACAAAAAAATGAGGATATGACCCTTCTTTTGCACGACTTATTACAAAGATCAATTATTGGCTCATATAACACAATTATTAATGAATTAAAAGTATTAATTGATATTTTTGAAAGACATGGATTATCATTTTTTAATAATCCTGATATTAAAAGGAATAGACGATTACGACAACATATAGGAAGCATTATGATAATGATTCAGAAATTATACAATCCATATTATAAAGAATATAATGATATGGTTGATATTTTAGATGATGTAGATACATATATATATGAAGATAAATGGACTAATCAAGATATTAATGTTATGTTATCAAAAATGAATAAAATTATTGATTTTTTCAATGATAAAATTGAAATATTGTGTAAAGAGTTTATTAAAAATAATGGGATTAACTTTAAAAATTATTTAAAATTTTAATATATGGATCCTTTAAAAGAAAAACCAATTAATATAAAATATTGTGATTTTTGCAAACAAGATGTTGATAGTAGAAAATGGGCTCAACATACATATAAAAGATCGCATAAACGAGCTTTTAAAAAGTGTAATATATCAATTAAAATAGATCCATTAGATTACAATGTTAATATTTTAAAAAATGAATTAAATGATATTAAATTACAAATTGATTGTATTTTAAATAAATTATCTGAATTAAATAATATAGAATAATGGATAACGTTGTTGAAGCATTAGGAAAAGGAAGAAAAAAGAAAGGACAAGGGTTGAAAGAAGTAAAAGATAAAGTTGTTAATTATGTTAAAAAAAATAAAGGTAAGTTATTAAAGGCTGCCCTTATTGGTGCTCCAATAGGGGCTGTTGTCGGTGCTACTGTCGGACATCTTATATCACGAGGAAGAAGACAAGAGCCAGAACAATTTATACCACCAAGACCAATTGTGCCTTTTAGTGGGAGAGCATTTCGACTACCATTAAGACCAGGAGGGCCAGCAAGACCAGTTGAAGGGGCAGGATTGAAAGAAGTGAAAGATAATGTTATTAATTTTGTAAAAAAACATAAAGGAAAAATAGCAACAGTTGGAAAATTAGCAGCATTAGCTATTGCATATAAAAATAAAGACAAAATAATTGATTATTTAGATAGCACAAGATTAGGACAGACACCAATAGGACAGAGAGTATTAGGTAATTTAGGATATGTCCAGGGACACGTCGATGTTTATTCAGGATTATTACAACATTTATGGGATAGATATAGAAGAGAACGATTGGGATTTAATTAAAATAATTATAAAATAAATATATAATAATATATATATGAGTATTCGTGATTTTGTAAAAAAACATAAAAAAAAATTAATAGCTGCTTCAGGAATTTTGGCATCTTTATTGGCTATGACACAATTAGCAGGAAATATGAACGTATTAAACCTGCCTCCTGACTTTGGTTTTGCAGTAGATCCTAATTATAATCTTAATGAACCTGTAGCCAATATACCTGAACATGTTGTAAGAGAAAGGAGACATTCTGAACCAAACTGGCGACTAGTTCCATATAGACATAGACGAGTCCAATCTGTTGGTTTTGGGAAAAATAATTCACTTCTAAAAGCAGTCCAATCATATAGAAAAAAACATGGTTGTAGTTTAAAAGAAGCATGGGCTGCAGTTAGACAATAATTATAATATAATTATTTATAAAAATTATTATATATAATATATATATATTATATATGAGTGTTCGTGATTTTGTAAAAAAACATAAAAAAAAATTAATAATTGCTTCAGGAATTTTAGCATCTTTATTGGCTGGGGCACATTTAGCAGAAAGAATGGAAAGAAGACGAAGACAACTAAATTTTCGTATTTTTCCTCGTGGTCCTGATCCAAGATGGAATCCTGCGGCATTTGAATTGCCACCAGTTGTAGAACAAATCGCGCCAATTGTAGAACAAATCGCGCCAATTGTAGGACCAATTGCGCCAATTGTAAGACCACGGAGACATTCTGATCCAATTAGAATTCCAGCTCAACCTAGAGAAAGGAGACCTTCTGAAGAAGAATACAAAAGACCTCGTGTTGATGGAAGAGGAAAAAATAATTCACTTCTTAAAGCAGTCCAAGCATATAGAAAAAAACATGGTTGTAGTTTGAAAGAAGCGTGGGCAGCAGTTAGACAATAATTATAATATAATTATTTATAAAAATTATTATATATTATAATATATATATATATATATATGAGTGTTCGTGATTTTGTAAAAAAACACAAAGGTAAATTAGCCGCTGCTTCAGGAGCATTGGCATCATTATTGGCTATAGCACATTTAGCTGAAAAAAGCAAACAAAGTGATAGACGCCGAAGAGTATATCAAGAAGTAGCAGCAAATCCCAGAGAATATGGATATGAATATGAACCTGTAGTTGAAGATGTAGGATTAGGTAGAAGTGGCGGAAGACGTAAAACAGGAAGATCTAATCCACTTTTAAAAGCAGTTCAAGCATATAGAAAAAAACATGGTTGTAGTTTGAAAGAAGCGTGGGCAGCAGTTAGACAATAATTATAATATAATTATTTATAAAAATTATTATATATAATACATATTATATATAATAAATGAAATCTAAAAAATCAATAAAGAAAGGTAGAGGATTAAAAGATTTTGTCAAAAAACACAAGGGCAAAATAGCTGCAGCTGCTGGTGTTTTGGGAACTATCGGAGCACTTGGTTTAGCGTCTCGCTATAGTAATAAAAATAAAAAACTTAAATTAGATTCATCTCATCCTGAACTTGGGAAATTTTTTGAAAATTTAAAAGATCCAGAACCTCAACATATGGGTCTTATGGATCCATCATTTGCATCATATAATCCGTTTTTAATTGATACACATTTTACACCATATTCTCAAATGGGAAGGGAAGAAGAAAAAAGTGGTGGAGGCAAATTTGATGATTTTAAAGAATGGATTAAAAAAAATAAAAGAGTATTAGGTCTCACTGCTGGGG